TTATCGGCTGGTAAAAATGCGATTACAGTATCGCCTACAATAAATAATAATGTTGAAGTAACTGTGCCAAACGGTGCAACTCTTGTTATTCTTTAATTATGGCTTTAAACATTAACGGCACTACTGGTATTTCTGGAGTTGACGGGTCAGCTTCAGCACCAGCATTAAAAGGAACAGATAGTAATACAGGAGTAAATTTCGGATCAGATGTTATTGACTTAAGTACTGGTGGGTCGTCAAGATTTAAGGTGGGTGCTGCTGGTCAATTAGGTATTGCTGGAGCTAATTATGGAAATTCTGGTCAAGCATTATTATCTCAAGGTCCTAGTGCTGCTCCACAATGGGGAAATATATCTGCTGGCATAACTGAAGCTGATTGCTGGAGAATGACAGCTAACCTTCAAGGTGTAAGTACTCCAGCAACTATCACAACAAATTTAACTAGAGGTTCTGATATTACATACATTGGTAGTGGTATGACCGAAAGCTCTGGAGTATTTACTTTTCCTGTTACTGGAAAATGGTTAATTTATGTACAGGTTACAGCTTATGGTCAGTATGCTTATGGAAAAGCAACAATATATACTCAAGTAGATGGGCCATCAGGATACGATACTCGTGCTCACGCTGTTTGCAACGTATCTCAAAATGGTGGATATGGTGGTGGTTCTTCAATAGCACTTGTAGATGTTGAAAATACGTCATATGGAGCTAGATTCTTGGTACAAACTTCATCAACCTCTGGAAGATTTATTCATGGAGATGCTAATCATAATGTTACAGCTTTTACATTTATCAGATTAGGAGATACATAATGGACATCAATACAGGCAGACCAGATCATATTGAAGATTACATTGTAGATCTTAAGGCAGGCTGTTGGTTCGAGTGGACTGATCCTTATAATAAAATTTATGCAAATTTAAATATTGTAGATGGTAGTACAAAGCCAACAGAAAAAGAGTGTATAGATGGACTTGCTGCAATGCAAGCAGCATGGGATTTGGAAAATAATTCATATAAGTCACAACGTAAAGCAGAATATCCAAGTATTGAAGATCAGCTTGATACGATTTATCATAATGGTGTAGCTGGTTGGAAAGCTACTATCAAAGCTATCAAAGACAAATATCCTAAACCATGAGCAAAATATCACTCAAACACTCAGGCGGTAATGTTGTTTCACTCAACTCACCAACCAACGCTCCAGGGTCAGCAGATGTAGCTTTTAAGTTACCAAATACCGATGGATCGGCTGGTCAAGTATTGCAAACAGATGGAAATGGTAATTTATCATGGACTTCTGTTTCTGGTTCACCAATTACAGTTGTTAATACTTGGCGTATAAGTTCTGCGGAAAAACACGAAGGAACTAATGCTGTTATTACTTCTGATTGGGAAGAAAATGATACAACTGGTTATGGAAAAATTGGCACATCACTAACAAACAACTCTGGCGTATTTTCATTTCCTGCTCCAGGGATGTATTACATCATTTCACATTGGCGGTTTCTTATAGGAACAGCAGCCGATTCTTCAGCCAATGTAAGTATGGAAATAACAACTGATGGTACGAACTTTAGTTATGCAAATATAATGACTGTTGGTGATGGAGGCGGAAGTTATAGACAACACGCAAGCGGAGATTTTTTCTTTGACGTAACAAATATTCAAACTCACAAAATTAGATTTAGTACTCATTCAATGGCAGGCAACTCAAGATTGTTGGGTGATAGTAATGAAAACTCTAGCTATTTTACTGCGATCCGTTTAGGGGATACATAATGAGCACGTTAAAAGTTACTAACGTAAAACATGAAACAAGCGGACTAAATACCCTTGTATTTGATAACGGTGGAACGTCTGGTGGTAACGGAAGGGTTACTACAAAAGGAACTATCGGAGAAGTTTCTGCTTTAGGAAACTTAGTTGCTGGTACTCATACTTTAGATTTCAGAACTGCTAATAATTTTTTAATGACACTTGTAGGTAATGTAACTCTTGCCAACCCTTCAAATATCTCTGCTGGACAGAGTGGTGTTTTGTTTATAACTCAAGATGGTACAGGAAGTAGAACCGCAGCTTTTGGATCGTATTGGGATTTTTCAGATGGTACAGCACCTACATTGTCTACAGGAGCAAATGCAGTTGATATGGTAGCTTGGATCGCTCGATCATCTACTAAAATTTCTGCACAGTTTGTTGGAAACTTTAGCTAATGACCAGTATAGGAAGTCCATCACCTTTCTTTCTAGCAGGAAAGAAGGCATACGAAGTAGAACGTAGTTTTAGGTTTAATGATGATGATAGTACTTATTTAGCTAGAACTCCTAGTAGTGCTAGTAATCGAAAAACATGGAGTTTAAGTTTATGGTTTAAGCGTGGAAATTTAGGAATGGCACAAAATATTTTTTGCACTACTGGAAGTGATAATTCAACTTTTTTTGATGCTAGGATTCAAACAGACAATACAATAACATTAGGTTTATATACAAGCTATCTTTTACAAACAAATCAAGTTTTTAGAGATCCTTCAGCTTGGTATCATATGGTCGTTGTTTTAGATAGTACTCAAGCAACAGCAAGCAATAGACTTAAATGGTATATAAATGGAAATCAAATAACTTCTTTTTCAACAGATAATATTTCATCTCTTATTACTCAAAATGGAGATTTCGGAGTTAACTCTACTGCTCAAATGACCTTTGGAAAACATAATCTCGATAATAATAAATATTTTGATGGATATATGGCAGAAATAAATCATATAGATGGACAAGCTTACGACCCATCATATTTTGGAGAGACAAATGCAACTACAGGTCAATGGAATCCTAAGAAGTATGTTGGAAGCTACGGAACAAATGGTTTTTATTTAGATTTTTCAGATAATTCAAGCATAACAAATATGTGCTTAGACAAAAGTGGTAATGGAAATAACTTTTCACCTGATGGCTCTAATACCGAAGATTCAATGCTTGATAGTCCTACAAATAATTTTTGTACTTTAAACCTTTTAGATGATGATTATAATGGTCCAAGCACTTTCAGTCAGGGAAATTTATTTGCGAGTAGAGGAGGAAGTGACCATGGTTCTATGAGAGGAACTATGGGAATGTCATCAGGTAAATGGTACTTTGAATATTGTCTACCAACAGCTACTAATGGTTCAGCATCTTTCTGGGCAGGTGTATGTAATTCAACAGCCGATATGACTGTTAGTAGAACAAATGGTATGTGGAATTATGGAGGCAGTAATGGTGAGTTTATAGTTAGAGGTACTGGTAATACAGGTATTCATAATTATGGATCAGCTATTGCTGCTGGTACAGTTGTTGGTGTAGCTGTTGATATGGATAATAAAAAGATTTGGATAGGAAAGAATAATACTTGGTTTGGATCATCCAATGCAGATACAGACGGAAATCCTAGTACTGGTGCAAATCCAACATCTACTTTTACAGATTCTCAAATACCAGACGGTAACTTATATCCTCAGATGGGTCTTTATAATTACGCTAGTAAAGCTAATTTTGGACAAGATTCTACATTTAGTGGAACAAAAACAAGACAGGGTAATAGTGATGCAAATGGCAAAGGAGATTTTTTCTATGCACCACCAACAGGATTTAAAGCGTTATGTTCAGCAAACTTCCCCGACCCAACAATAAAGCTACCTAATAAGCATTTTGATACTTTTATTTACTCTGGTGATAATAATGCTACAAGAACATTTTCAAATGTTTTACAATTTCAACCCGACTTCTTTTGGACTAAAGCTAGAAATGTTGGTTACGCTCCTATTGTTATTGATTCTGTGCGTGGTACTGGGCAGCTTAAATCATTAGCTACTCAAAATGATTCTGTTGAAGGTAATGAACTTGATAACGCAACATATGGTTATATTAACTCTTTTGATGCTAATGGCTTTTCAGTTACGAAAGGAAGTGCATCAAGTTCTTTTACAAATGAATCAGGAAAAAATTATGTTACATGGAACATAAACGCTGGCAATACAGATGGCAAAACTTATATAGTAAAAGTTCTTAATTTTTCTGGAAATAATAGATATATCTTTGATGATTTTCAAACTGAAGCTGTAACTCTTGATCTTGCAGAAGGTGGTACTTACATCTTCGATCAATCCGATAGTTCCAACGTTGGACATCCGCTAAGATTTTCTACGACATCAAATGGTACTCATGGTGGTGGAACTGAATATACAACAGGAGTTACTACTGCTGGCACACCAGGGTCTAGTGGTGCTTATACGCAGATTGTCGTAGCTGCTTCTGCTCCTACTTTGTATTACTACTGCACACAGCATAGTGGAATGGGAGGTCAAGTCAATACAAACTCAACTCTTGGATCAAGTAATTTTGAGGGTAACACACAAGCTATTGTAAAAGCTAATCCAACAGCAGGGTTTTCGATTATATCTTGGAACGCAAGAGGAACTTCAAGTGGTACATACGATACTTTAGGTCATGGTTTAGGTGCCAGACCAAATGTTTTAATTTTAAAGTCAAGAAATAACACAGGTAACTGGAATGTTTATAATTCTAATTTTGATTCTGCTCATAATAAAATTTTACAATTTAGTAATACTATTGCTGAAACCACAAGCTCAAATTATTGGGGTGCTGACAATACAACACCATCATCAACATTAATTCATCTTAATCAAGGTAATTATTCTAATAATGCATCACCACCTAAATTTATTATGTATGCCTTTACTGAAATTTCGGGTTTTAGCAAGTTTGGCACCTACACTGGCAACGCATCATCTAGTTACGGAAAATTTGTGTATTTAGGTTTTAGACCAGCTTTTATAATTTTGAAAGGGACTTCAGATAGCACAGCTTTTTGGACTATTATTGATAACAAAAGAAATGAATTTAATGCAGTAAATAAGTGGTTATATTCAAATGACGCTCAATCAGAATACAATGCTAGTTCCTATCCTATTGATTTTCTAGCCAATGGTTTTATAGTTAAAACTAATGCAAGTTATACTAATACTTCAGGAGGAACATATATTTATTTAGCATTTGCAGAATCTCCTTTCAAATATGCAAGAGCAAGGTAATATATAGATATGGCTTTTTTATTAAAAGGAAAACCTTTAGCTGTTGATGTTGCATTTAAAACATCTGATGGAACACAGTACCCTGCTAATTGGTTAAGACTATCATCAGCACAAGAGAAAAAAGATCTTGGTATTACAGAAGTTGCTGACGATCTAGTATATGACTCACGATTTTACTGGAGCGATGGGTCTGCAAAACCACTTACAGATACAAATGAAGTAGATGTAAAAGGAAATCCAATATTAGATATAAAAGGAAATCAAGTTGTTACTTTAGGTGTTAAGTCAGTACTTAAAGCAGAAGAAAAAGCAACGGCTGGTGGCTTATTATCAAAATATGATTGGTACGTTGTAAGAAAAGCAGAAAAATCTATTGCAATTCCTACAGCGATCACAACATATCGTGATGGAGTAAGAACTGCTTGTGATACTAGGGAAAAAGAAATTGACGCTTGTTCAGACACCGCAGCTTTGGTTACTCTGTACAGTGCAGTTTTAAAAGATGGTGTTTATACACCAAATATGACACAATATCCAGAAGATCCTAACGAGTAGATTCTTGCATTTGTCTTGTCATTAACCCCATAGTGACGTAGAGAGGGGATAGAGCTACAATAAGCAGTAATACAAGCACACTTGAAAAAGATAGTGCTTTTAAAATTGCAAATTTAATCATGTTTCAAAAAATTGCTAATATTCTTAGCATAGTTTCTTTTCTTATGGTAGCCTCCATGAGTGGTGGAACGTACTTTGCATACAAATATGTAACATCAGATCAATTCAAAACAAGAGTTATGAATGAGATCATGGGAAATGTTCAAACATTAATGCCCAAAGTATTAGACAACACAATGCCTGATATATCTGGCCCATCTATTCCTATTCTTGAAAAATGAACTGTTGGCACTGTAATACTGAACTTATTTGGGGTGGAGATGCAGATATTGAAGAAGATTTCCAACCTGTACTATATCAAGAGTACTCAATGGTTACAAATCTTACTTGTCCTAAATGCGACTCGTATGTAGAAGTCTACAGAAGAAGAGATGCCTATGACTGAAATCCCTGAGATCATAATTCCAGAGATTCCAACAATTAATAATTATATTTCTACTCCTTTACCTGTTTTAAATGTTCCGCTACCTAATATTGATCTTCCAGGTTGTGTTAAAACTCATAGAGATGCAAGTATAAAAAATACACAGATAATAGAAGATGATGTAAATGGATCGTTCTATAGCTGTCCCGAAGGTAAAATACCCTCTTTCGTTCCAATAAATTATGACAGGAAGAAAATTGAAATTGTAGAGCAAGAACAAGAAAAGCCTGTGAATAATGCTAATATCCCAGAACCTAAGACACCTGAGATTCCTGATATTCCAAAAGAAAAAGAAGCCATAAAAATAGAACCTTGCCCAGGTAGTAAAGATCAAAGAGTTGGAGATTTTCGTAACGAAAAACGATTGGAACGTGTCATTGGACATGAAAGAGGTGATGATGGGATTGAGTGCATCACTCTATATGAAGACGTTCCTTTTGTGGATCAATACATCCCAGAACCGAGCACTATTGTTTCTACTGCTATTATTGGCCTTGTGGCTGCGAGTTCTCCTCTTATTCTCAATGCAATAAAACCCCTAACGAAGCAACTTATAAAACGTCTTACCAAACCTAAGAAAGATAAGGTAGAATAATAATCCGTAGATGAGTTTAATACCCGTGACTTATCTACTTTAATTTATGAGTATGTGGTAATACCTGATTAGCCTTTGGCACTAAATAAATATCCTTACAAATATTAAAAAATGGGCTAGATTCAGCTATTAAAATGCCCTCCTGTTTCAATTTTCCACATTCACGGATTCTTGCTATCTGCCAATCAAGCCTTTTGTTTTCCAATACTTGTTTTTGTATATTTATTTGTGTGTCCGCAGCAGATTTACATTGATTTTGAAATCCTCTATCTAACGGAATACTGAACGTAGCTGATATTCCAAAGTTCAGAGCATAACTATCTTTATTCGTTCCAGAATAATTCTTTTGATTGAAAAGTACATTGCCTGGGTTATCTGGTACACCATCGTCATTAGCATCTGTTGGATCGTAGAAGGGTGTTTCATAGTAGTCCCGATAAGGCTTGAGGTAATTTGCTCCAAAAGTGGTGAATGGGCTGATGGATAGGGTTGGCCCTTGACATACAATATTTCCACCATATTGGTTAGTTGTCATATTACCTGTAAGAGTTTGTACAGCCATATTCGTAACGCTTCCATTATTTGATTGACTTACTGCGTTAGCTAAAACCTGTGCAGGAGATAGCAGAATTACTGAGAGAACACTGAGGTACTTGTGACTACGCTTGTTGACTCTATATTTCTTTGGATCGTGGTCACGTTTGATACCCCACCTGGGCCACGATAAGTTTCTGTAAATTGAAATGCGTTCCCAGAAGTTTGATCGGCTAGAGTAAATACTGGTTTGTTGTTTGTCGATAAATCTAGTCCTGTCCATGTCTGACTCTCCCCGTTTATTGTCCCATTAACATTCGTTGTATTTGGAGCGACTGATCCATCGGTTGTGACTCCCAATCCAGTAACAGTGTACTCATAAGAATTACCAAAATAATCTGTAGAAGTAATAGTCTCACTGATTGAGGTTGTTGTATTCGTGGTGCTACTAAGCGTACCCGTTGTGAAGTTGGGCACAATAGGTTGTGATTTAACAGGTATGGCATACAGCAAAAGCAACAATAAGAGCTTTTTCATAAATCATCTTATAGTTAGCTCCGTTACGAACTGTCCTGTAACAGTAGATCCTGCACCACCTTCATTTATTCCAGTAATTGCATGAGCAGATGTAGGTGTTCCACCTGATCCTGTACCAGAACCAGCAACAGTTGAAATTACGCTACCAAAGTTAGGAACTGTTCCAGCAGTAATACTGGTGTTGCTGCTTGGAATCGTGTCGGCTGCTGTGAATGATTCCGATAATGACCACGTTGTAGCACAATCTGAATCGCAACCATTTATGGAATAATTACCAGCACTTAGAGTTACTGCACCATTACTTACAGATAAACCCCCTAATTGATCGTTAGTATTACTCGTTCCAATATTTTGTCCTTGAGCAGAATACGATGCTCCCATGCGTGTTGCCTGTGTCATGGCAGCGTCAACTTTTACGCTGACGCTCGTTGTAAATTTTGAGGTTATATCAGCAAAAGCAACTGATGGTGTAAAAGCTAATAAAACAACAGGAATTAATTTTTTCATTTCTTTGTAGGGGGTGGATCAATAATCTCTGCTCCTATTATCTTAATAGGGGTTTCTACTCTTATAGTCTGCACCGAACCGTTATTATTTGCAAGTTTCTTAGTCTCTTCCTGAGTTTCTTTGCGTTTTTTAGATCCCTCAAGGCCAAAAGTAGCTAATGCCCCAGTTAATAAACTTGCTGGAAATGTTATATCTTTTGGTTCTGTACTGTACCCAGGGATCGTTATGTAGTTAAGAGAAACGATGAAACCAGACCAAACGACAACACCTAATCTCACAAAAAGACTGATTATCGCCAGTTGTTCTTCCTTATCATCAATGCTCTCTTTTAATTTTTGCAATGGATTTTTCTTTTTTTCTTCAGCCATAACTATTAAAATTAGCCATAATACTTTAATTATAGCCAAATCATGCCAGAGGTACACGCAGCATTGATTGGGGCAGCAGCCACCGCTTTTCTCATGGTTTTATCTAATATAAGCAATAGAAGAGAAAGAGATATTAGAGAAATATTTAACCGAATCAATCAGTTAGAAAAAGCCGTAAGTCGTATTGAGGGCCAGAATCGCTAATCTTTGGTATGTTTGGGAAAGAACACAAACTTTTATGTCTAAATTTTTAATCAACCTGATCATTAGATTCGGTAAAAGTGAGAGTCTACGCAAAGCCTGTTTGTCGCTTTTAAAAGACTTGGCAGCTAAATCAGATAATGACGTAGACGATGCCATCGTCAAGATGATTGAAGAAAAACTCTTTCCAGTAAAATGAAAAAGAGAAAATTTCTAAACATCGAGATAGAAGATGCTCCACTGGAGCTAGAGCTATCGGTGGAACAGAGATGCCGTGACATCTTGGCTTCTGATGATATTTACAGCGTCAAACGGTATTGCACTCATTTGGTAAGGCATCAAATGAAACAAGATGTATTTCTTGCATCCTTACTCGGCCGTCTTGTAGAACTTGAAGCTTTTTCTGCTGCACATCAGGTAAGGAAAAGTAAAAGAGGTTTTATGAAACGCTTTCTTCGTATTCCTTAAGTTCTTCTGGTTTAAAATTCTTTACCAGTAGTTTTGGTATTTTATCAATCTCATAATTATATTTAAGGATTGCTGTTTTTATATGTTCTGTAACCCAAGTACCGCTGTTGGCAGCTAATTCTGCTTTATTTCTTGAGTTAATATTTATCCTATGTTCTATTCCCTTCAGTTGTATATCAAGTAAATTTTTTTGTAGGTTTTTTATTCTTATCTCCTTCAGTTTTCTAAGTTTTAAAGAATCACTCATTTTCCAGTTCCGCTATCCTTTTATTTATAGCATCATATCTTACACAATATTCCTTAGTATCCATATATTCAAACCAATATTGCCTTTGTAGCTCTGCAAGCTGGTCATAATAATTTTTGATCAGGTCTTTATTATTCATTAGTAAATTCCATTTCTGCTGCATTTACTCTGCCAGCAATTTCGGCCAATGCTCCAGCTTTTTTCAAAGGTTCTTTATCTCTTTTGGTACATTGATTTGCATGAAAAGCAACAGCGGTAGCAAACGCTTCAGCTATGTACGGATAATCTTCTTTTTTTACTTTGATTTTGATAAATTTAAATTCCATAATTTTATAAGAAGTTCAAGTTCAGCAACTCTTTTTTTCGCTGCTGCGATTTTTTCGGCTGTTGTCATAAATAAAAAAGGGGTCTTACAAGAAACTGCAACCATAAAGTTTCAATGCCCCTATAAATCAGGCTGGGATTGCTTCTGAGCTTCTACTCTTTACAGGTAATGTAAACTCATTCACTCTTACCTGAATGGATGCTCCAGGACTGCCATCTCTTTTCTCAAAAGTATTCAAATTGCCAGATCCTGTTACAGTAATTTGATTTCCTTTTTTTATATAGTCCATGACAACATCTCCTCGGTTGCCCCATACAGTGCAATCAATTTGAACAGTCACATCCTGGATGTCTGTTAGAAGTCTGAAGTTTGTTACCTTAGTACCTTGAGAAGTTTCCTTCTGTACTGGATCTGAGGCTAGGTTGCCAACGG